GGTGCAAGACACTTATTCACAATAAATGCTGGATACTTCTTTTCCCACATGGGATCATCGCTATCCATTAATCTTTCTTTGTTATAATTTATCGCATTTAGATATTCTTTTAATTCATAACTCATTTGAACCTCACTTGTGCCATAACTTCTGTAAGACACGCAAGTAGATTAATCTCTTGGTCAGCAACGAAGGCAGACTTATAAGAATAATCAGCAATAATAACCACTGCGTGTGGTATAGTTGCTGGTTCAATTTTGTCATATAAAGAATCGTAAATCTTACGATAGATTCTAACAGGATCGTTATCTAAATTATCAACAATCCACTTTCTAACATTAGTAAACTCTTGTGCTTTCATTGCCGACATCAAGTCATTAATGTTAGTATCAGCAATTAAAATACCTGCATCAATTTGACCAGATGCTGAATATCTTTGTAACTCATTTAACACTCTTCTCCAATCAGGGAAATGTTTGTTAAGTAATTCAGCAACAACTTTAGTATCAAACTTGATGTTTTCTTGTTTAAGAATGTTCTGTACTCTAACAAAGAATTCTTTTGCTAGTTGTGGTTTTTCTTCTTTAGGAATAATGAAGTCAATCACACTACATCTTGAATGTAGAGGATCTATCAAACGATTCTTGTAGTTACAGGTTAGAATAAATCCACAGTTCTTATGAAACTCTTCCATAAAACCACGAAGTGCTGGTTGAGTAGATTGTGCGTTTAGATAATCTGCCTCATCAAGTATGATATATTTACGACCACCTTCAAGTGATACAGTAGACGCAAAGTTCTTAATCTTAGTTCGGAGAACATCAATACCTGACTCCTCCGAACCATTTATCATCATTGATGTGACACCCATCTCATCTAGCATTGCTTTGGCAATTGTAGTTTTACCTACACCTGGACCACCTGCTAAGATGAGATTGGGTACATGATTATCGTCAACAAACTGTTGAAATGTTTTCTTTAGTTCTTTTGGTAAAATGCAGTCTTCAATTTTAGTTGGTCTGTAATTTTCCACCCACAAATATTTTTCCATAATATAATCCTAAGTAGTTTGTCAATTTAACCTTCGTATTTTGACTCTGTTTCAAGAGCAATCCAGTATTCAACTGAACCATTCTTACTACTTAGATGACTGATGTTTTTAGATGAGATTTCAACATCATAATTACCTTCCATTAACTTCATGTTTTCTACTTTAAAGAAGAAGTCAAATGTACCAGAACCAGATGTTACTACATCTAATGAATAGGTATTTGCTGTATCATTTTTCTTATCCTTTACTTCTAAAGCAGAAGTGCCAGAAGCATTACTTAATACCAAATCAGGCGCACCTATTACATTTGCTGCTCTTTGTAATTTGCTTAGAGCATCACCTTCAAGTTCAAATGTTACTTCAGAACTTGGCATTGTAATAGTTTTACTTGGTGATGTTACAACAGAAGAATCAGAATAAAAATACTTCAAAGAATTCTTAGGAATATTTTCTTCACTGATTGTAACATAACTATCTGAAAAATCTAGCACTGGACTTGAGAATAAAGATAAAGAAGCAAGAAATTCATTTAGATCATAAATTGCTACTTCCTTTGGAAAGGTTTCTTCTACCTCTGCCTTTGCTACGATATTTTTCATAGCAGACATTGTTAGAAGTGTGTTACCTTCTTTAATCATTAAGTTCTGATTGATAGAAGAAAAATTCTTCAATACAGAAATGGTTTTATCACTTAGTTTCATTTTATAATTTACCTCACTAGTTGTAGGATTAAACATTTTATTATAATCATCAATAGTAAATGGTTTGTCAGGATCACGTTCTGCTTCTTTTATGACAGTAGAAACACTACCATTTTCATCTATCTCTAACCTATCTATACTTAGACGAGAAAGATCGTTACTTTCACCTATTACTTTAAATACCATAATAACTCCATATTATATAATAGTGAGAGAGTTTACTCAACCCTCTCACTACATTTAATTTATTTGATTTCAATTAATCTTGGTTTCTTTTCTTCAGGAATAATCCTTTCGAGAGAAACCTTTAAAAGCCCATCTTTGAGTTCCGCATCTTGCACAACCACATCTTCAGCAAGACTGAAGACTCTTGTAAATGCTCGTTTTGCTATACCCTTATGAACCATAGTATCGTCATCAAAACTTTCTTTAGAAACTGACTTGATAGTTAAAGTATTTTCTTTTACCTCAACTTCAATGTCATCTTTTGTATATCCTGCCAACGCAACCTCAATGTCGTGAGTATACTCACCTGTTTTGATTATGTTGTATGGTGGATAGTTTGGAACACGATGTTCCATAAGTCGTTCAAAGTGATCAAAAATATCATCATAACCTATAGTGAATGGTCTTAATTGACTAAACGTATTAACAGTCATTTTTTTCTCCTTTTATTAAGCAAGTTTAAATTAGTGAACCCTTTCGGCATCCACAAAACTATTTATAACTTAGACATTACTATCTTAGAATTTTTTTTCATTTTATCTCTTCTTTTTAATGCTCTATCTAGTTTTATTCTAGATACAATCTTTGTATAATTAGTGCCTTCCATATGATCAAACTCATGTTGGAAGACACGACACTCTAAACCAAATAATGCTTTTTTCTGAATGTCGCCATTAACATCTTCAAACTCAACCTCAATACCTTCTGGTCTTTCTATATCTAACCATAATCCTGGATATGTTAAACAACCCTCAGTCATAACTACAGTTTCCTCAGACTCAGTTATAATCTTTGGATTAAAACATGCCATAACCTCTCTTGTTTTAATATTAGAGTACATGACGAAAACTCTTTCAGAAACACCTATTTGATTAGCAGATAAACCTATGCCCTGATGGTGTTCCATCGCAGAAGTTAAATCTTCTACAATCTTTTTTCTATCTAAGTCTTCGCTACATCCCTCTAATCTTGTAGATAGAGATGGGTGCTTGGGATTTAATAATTTATTCATTATACTATATTTAATTTGTTTTGTCAAGAAATTTTTGAAAAGTTTTTATGTTTCTCAAATCGGATTACTTCTTTAAATTTGTCAATCAGTTGATCTTGTTTATGGCTGATTACAAATACATTCTCACCCTCTAAAGTGTTTAGGATCTTTAAGAACTCATCTGTACCTGTACCATCTAACGAACTATCAAATATCTCATCTAGTATTAATAGATTAGTGTTGGTAGAGTTTTTCATTTTAGCAATCGCTCTCCATGTAAAGAGTAATGCTAAATCAATTCTCATCTTTTCTCCCTCAGAAAAAGAAGCATAATTAAACTTATCTCTATGTCTAGATTTAATTGTTTCTTCAAAGTTTTCATCAAGTGTAAAGTTTACATAGAACTCCATTGACTTGAGATACTTGTTAATCAGCTGGTTCATCACTGGTAAGTATTGTTTAATAATCTTAGTCTTTATACCAGTATCTTGTAGCATTGCTCTTGTTGCTTCAGCATATGCCTTTTCTTCTTTTAATTCTTTTCTTTGTTTGTCACTTTTATTAAATTTTTCTTTGAGTGATTCTAACTTTTTCATGTCATCATCACTAACATTACTATTAGATAATTCTTCTATTTGTGTTTCTAGTTTACCATTAAACTTTTCTAACTCTTTAATTGAAGAATTAATAGTTGCTATCTTAGTTTGATTAGTTTGTATATCACTAGTAACTTTTGATATTTCACTTAACCTCAATTGAGTGGTATTCAATTCATTCTCTAGTTGTTGCATACCATCAAATAATTCATTGACTTTATCTTGTCTATCTCTAATCTTTTGATCTTTGAATGTCTTATCAATAATTTG